TCTGAATTCAAGCGAACAGGCACCGTGACAACATCATGGCTAAATGGCTTTTCTTTGCGCAGACCAATCTTCTTTGGCATGCGCAAGAAAATGTACAAGCCAGAAGAATAGGTAGTCGGCTTTGATGCCGTTTGTATGCAAGGTCGAATGCCAGCAAGACCTGCACCCAGGGTTTTCATATCACCGTGCCCTGAAGCAATCCCGAATGAAATATCTTGGGTTAAACATCCACCACTGAATTGCTCAACAAACCGATTCACCTATTGCTACTCAACAAATGCACTGACGAAGCACATGATAACATGGACACACAATGGTTGCTTGTGCAACCAAATCATTGCTTTAACACATCGTCATCAAGTAGCCACACCTATTCCATTACACACCACATTGTACCCGATGAATAGTGAAATTGAGTTCTCACCTATTGCTGTTTTCACAAAATACTTAACGCCCCCCCTTGATCATCTGCTACCTTGGAAACGTCACAAAGTCGTTAATAGTTACCAAGGCAGGTGGCGTAAAAAGTATTTTGATGCACAACAATTGTACCATGCTACCGGACTCATGAAAAAATACAGTGCAGTCAACATGTTTGTTAAGGATGATCTGGAAATGACATGTCCGATCAAAGCACCACGTGCTATCCAATACCGACATCCTGTATTTGCATTAGAACAAGGACGCTTCACAAAGCCCATGGAAGAGTGGCTTTACGCCAAAACCGATGAATTTGGTACAAAAATCTTTGCCAAATCCGACCCTTTCACAGTGGCTGCGATGTTGCTCGCGAAAAGCAAGAACTTTTCAGAGCCCGTGTATCTAATGCTTGACGCTTCCAAGTTTGATAGTTGTGTTGACAAAGAATGGCTCAAAATCATTCTCAAATGTTACCTTAAGCTGTTCCCACGAAAATACCACCGGTTTCTTTGCTACATCTGGAAACAAACTTTCGTCAATCGTGGACGGACCAGAAAAGGTCTTACGTTTCTTACCCACGGAACACGCATGAGTGGTGACATGGACACAAGTCTTGGCAATTGCATAATTATGTTTCTCATGCTCAAAATCTACCTCATCAAACACAACATCAAACATTCCTTGATGATAAATGGCGATGACTCCCTGATTGTAATCGAACGCCGTGACTTGGCAAAAAGTCGCGACATTGGAATTTTCAAGGAGTTTGGCTTTAACATGAAGTTTGAGGTTGCTACTAACATCGAGGAAGCTGAGTTTTGTCAAGCCAGATTCATTAACACTGACTATGGACCAACAATGTCCAGAAACCCAATAAGAATCTTGGGTAGAACATCATGGACAACAACCAAATATGGACGCAAGGACATTCGCGCGTTTTTGAACACAATAGGGTTGTGTGAGCGAGCGGCAAGCTATGGAGTACCGATTGCCAGTGCCCTTGCCACAAAGCTAATTGAGATGGCCGCAACTTCCAGAAAAGTTACGCTATCCCCTTGGCTAACACAACAGTACCTAGATAAACTTCGTCCATGGAAAACTGGCCCCCCAAAAATAACTTTGGAAACTCGAACAAGTTTTGAGTCCGCGTGGGGCATAAGTGTTGCAGACCAATTGCGCATTGAAAATTCTATCAAGGTTACACCCGTTTTTACAATCACTAACGACCAACGGGATGATTATGATAGTTTGATCAATGGGCGATGGGGCGACTTTAACCCGAATGCGTGGCCAGATTAGAATGAACAAACGAAACAACAACAAGAAAAATGTCGAGATCAAGACCAACAACGTTACCGTTAATCAAAATCGAAAGACCCAGCCGAGACCACCCCGCGTTCGAAGGAACAACACACGCGAACGGCCACCAACAGGCGCCCCGCCCGAAGGAATTGCTACCGGGCTTTCAGGACTTAACGATCTCGGCATCTCGTGTTGTACGAAGTGCGGCCGTGGAAATACCACGGAAATGTCACCCACAATGCAGTTCATCGCAAACTATACAGATCCTTGCGGAGAGCAAGTCACTTCTCTCGATGCTGGAAAGGTCCCTGACGGCGCTTTACAAACAACAACCGCCCTCTGGTTCCGATTCCTTGAGACGATCGTCTTCCCTTGGCAGCTCAGTGGAACTACTGACTTGTCAGGAAAGACATACTCCATGCTCTCGTTGCTCGTCCCCTTTCTCCGACTTCAAAACATAATCATCATGCGAGAAAATGATGGCGAATTTGACGCTGAGATAATGGCTCAATTTGCCGTTGCTTTTGCTTCTACGCCCCGGGACGACATGATTTACCCTAATTGGATTGCCTTTGGCCCTAATTCAACGGAGTATTTCAGTGTAACTGACACGTTACCATTGCGAGATGTTATTCCACCAGGTGAAAATGGGATAAGCAAAACCATCTTGGCTTATCGCACCACCGCCATGGCTCATGAAATGCATCACAATACACCTGACTTGATAAATCAAGGCACATTTGCGGCAGGCAGATTTCCTTCGGATTTCGCCACGCGTGTGTTCACCGTTCAAGGTGATCCTAATGCCCTTGCTGAATACGTAAGAGCACAGTATCGACGACAAGGAGGAGTTTCCACAATAACCATAACAGGAGTTTCATTACTTCTCAATGGTGTTTCAACTGTAGTTATTCCTAGCTTCCAACAGTCAAGCGTCAATTTTCCATCTCCAGCGTTCACTGTTCCAGCTGGTGTGATTTTACGCACAAGCTCAGGTAGCTTGCTTGCTGTTGCTGGCAATACCATCCAATACATCGTCGAAAATGTCCCATCAGCTGCGACACCTACTGTTGTTCTGCGAAATATTCTTGTTCCAACCCAACGCGTCGCGGTCATAGTCCTGTCAGGCGTGAATAACGATGACAGAGGTGCTGACTTGGCAAGAGTTTATGTTGAAGAGGTTGGTGTTGGCTTAGTCGATAACCGATTGCAAACATTAGAAAAATCGGTTTTCTCTTTGCCCCCTCTCACTCAAGGTGAAATTATGCAAGCTAGCACCAAAGCGGTGCAGGGTTTGTTGAAGGATCATGCTGGCATTTATGCCACATCAGCCATCAATGAACCAGTTTTCAACATAACAAAAGCTTCGTCATATCGCCAATGCTTGCTGATCAACGATAAAGTCAACCTTGCGGAAGATGCTTTCAACTACCCGTATCCCGATTTGGGCTGGTTCGACACTATCGATGCCAACATGATGATCAGCGTCATAAACTTCCAAGGCGTGCCTTACGGTTGCAAGCCCTTTTACAAGATTTGCAAATCTGTTGAGGCTCAACCAGGCAGACAATCCATACTGTCGGCCACAACTAAAGGCGCACCCGACCGCAATTGCGTTGCAATCAACACTGCTTTCTCATTAGCAGAAAATCTTGAGCACGGGTTTCCCCCAGACTATAATGGTCTGGGATTGCTCTTTGCACAAGTGGTCAAAGTGATTAACAAAGTGTCGCCCCTATTACAGAACGCCGATAACATCGCTAACTCTGTCAAAAGTGTGGTGCACTCTTTTAATCCCAGAAACATTTTGGCCCAAACCCGGCATTTGTCAAGACATTAATGCCCTGCAAGGCTTGCGTTATCCATTGCAGTATCAAATCCTTATAAGATACGTAACTTCCTAGGATACCATTCTTGAATGAACCAAAAGTTTTCAATCAGTGAGCGTGAGCTAGCCTGAACGATTTGGCACATTTTAGAATTCCCCCC